TCATCCGTGGTCAATCTGCGGCCTCGGAGACGGCAACGGCGCAGCAAATCAAGGGTCAGTACGCTGGCCTGCGTCTGCGGTCGATGCAGGAAGATGTGGCGCTCTTTGCAACCGAGGTCATCAGGCTCAAGGCGCAGGTGATGTGTATGCGGTACCAGCCGCAGACCATCCTCGCCTACTCTGCCGCAGAGCAGATGTCGGACGCTGACAAGGCGCTCATCCCGCAGGCGTTGCAACTCATCCGCGACAAGCCGCTGCGTAACTTCCGCATCGACATCGCCGCTGACAGCCTTGTGCAGATTGATGAGGTGCAAGAGAAGCAGGACAGGCTCCAGTTCCTGCAAGCCTTCGGCGGCTTCTTGCAGCAGGCGTTGCCGGTTGGTCAAGCCTCGCCGGAACTTGTCCCGGTGATGATGGACTTGCTCAAGTACGGCGTGCAGGCGTTCAAGGCGGCGCGTCCGCTTGAGGGTACGATTGACGCTGCAACGGAGCAGTTGAAGCAGATGGCAGCGCAGCCCCGTGAGAACCCCGCCGCGCAACAGGCGCAGATGGAGGCACAGGCTGAACAGGCCAAGTCGCAGATGCTCATGCAGATTGAGCAGGCCAAGTTGCAGCAATCGGCGCAGGTCGAGGCGCTCAAGGCGCAGAATGACCAGCAACTAGAGCAGATGAAGCAGCAGTTCGAGGCGCAACTTGCACAGCAGAAAATCGCCGCAGAGCAGCAGATGGCGAAGTACAAAGCCGACTTGGACGCTGCCACAAAGGTCATGGTCGCCCGTATCTCGGCTAACCCCGGCCTCGACATCCCCGCTCTGGAGCAGCAGCAAGCCGTCACCGAGCGCGTCATGCAAGACATGGGCGGCGAGGTGAGGCAGGCGATGCAGAACCTCGTGGCGCTCTACGGTCAGATGGCATCGTCCAACGACGAAAACATGAAGGGCGTGCGTACTGCCCTTGCTACGCTGACTGCCCCCAAGCGCATCGTGCGCGGCCCTGACGGGCGTGCGGTGGGCGTGGAGGCGGTGCAGCAAGCCCTTGAACTGGAGCCGCGACTGCAATGATTACGACGACCAAAGGCATGATGGATGAAGCCCTGCTGGATAAGCGCGAGGGCGAGGTCGATAACGACCACGAACACACCCGATGGGTGGAATATTGGCATGAGGGCGAGTTGGTGCATCGGTCTGTCCATGTCCACCTTAAGGAAGCCCCGCCCCTCTTTGGCGAATTGGAGAAATTCTGATGGCTAACACGCAGGCAATGTGTACCTCGTTCAAGGTTGAAATCCTCGGCGGCGTACACGCCATCGGCACCCCGCCTACCCGTGGCTCGACCGCGAAGGACACCTTCAAGGCTGCGCTCTACGAGGCCACGGCTACCGTTAACGCTGCCACGACCGCCTATAACGCCTCTGGAGAGGTTTCGGGCGCGGGGTATAGCGCAGGCGGCATCACCGTTTCCAACGCCACAGCGCCCACCTCAACGGGAACCACGGCGTATTGGACACCCTCTGCCTCGCTGACCTATACCGGGGTGACCCTGACCACGGCGTTTGACGCTGTGCTGATGTACAACAGCACGCAGGCCGACAAAGCGGTAGCGGTCTACACCTTCGGGTCGCAGACGGTAACGGCGGGTAACTTCATCCTGACCATGCCGACCAACGATGCGTCAACCGCGCTTCTGCGGATTGCGTGATGAGTCGTGGCAAAAGGGCCGTGGAATACAGGTACATGGGATGACGCGCAATGGGACAGCCTCCCGGTCACCAGCGTCACCGGAACAGGCGGCGTCGGTAGCCTCGGCACCCAGCAAAGCGTCACGCTCACGGGCAACGCTGCAACGGGTGCGACGGGAAGCGTCGGAGCAAGCCTTGAGACGGGCCTTACGGGTGTCAGCGCCGTTGGAGTCGTTGGAGATGAAACCGATTCGGTCGAGGTTGCCCTTTCCGGTGTGGGAGCATCTGGTCAAACAGGTGTTGTTAACCTTCAAGGAGAGGTTGCACTTGCCGGTGTGGAAGCGACCGGAGCAACCGGCACCCTCACCGCCTCCGTCCAACCCATCATCGTCATCGGCGATTCCCACGAAGGCGATAAGAAGCGCAAGAAGCATTGGGAAGAAGAGCAAGAAAAACGCGAGAAGCGCAAGCAAGAGTTAATCTCGGTTTACGAACAACTGCTTGAGGCACGCCCAGAGATTGCCGAAACGATTGTAGAGCCGCATATAACTGTTAACATCGCACAACCAACAATTAACTGGGACTCCCTGTTAACTGACATTGATAGGGTTGAGCGATTGATGCGAGAGCATCAGGAAATGGACGACGAAGAAGTATTGTTGCTGCTATGAAACGAACTTATGTAATGGTTGACGGTGAGTTTGTCGAGCGCAAGCGTGACGCAAGCGGTCGGCATCACTACATCATGCCGGACATCGCGCCGTACAAGTCGATGATTGACGGGCGCATGATTACCTCCCGTTCGCAGCATCGTCTGCACCTCAAGGCTCACGGCTGCGTCGAGGTTGGCAACGAAGACCCGACAAAGTTCGTCAGCAAGCAAAAACCCAAGAACAATCGAGTGGATGTGCTGCGTCACCAGTTGTCCAGCATGACCCACTCGGATGCCAACAAGTTGTTGTCGCGGTTGCGCGATGAAATCCGATTTACCCACGACCCCCACAGGAGACGGTAATGGAACAGGCCCCACAGGCAGAGACGCTCGACCGCAAGGAGTTGCTTGAACAGCAGTTTGAGCAGAGCGAGGAAACCCCTTCACAGGGGCGGGACGAGCAAGGCCGCTTTGCGGAGGTTCAAGAGCAACCCGCAGAAGCCGCCGAAGAACCCCTGTGGCGCAAGCCGCCTGCCTCGTGGAAGAAGGAATATCACGAGCATTGGGCAAAGGCTGACCCCAAGATTCAAGAATACGCTTGGCAACGCGAAGAGCAGATGAAGCGCGGCGTAGAGCCGTTGCTCTCCAAGGCGCAGTTTGCCGATGCGATGAATCAGGCGCTGGAGCCGTACCTGCCGACCATTCAAGGGCTGGGCTTGAAGCCGGAGCAGGCGGTTGCCGCTCTCGCGCAGGCCGATTACACGCTGCGTAATAGCCCCCCGGCGCAGAAGATGCAGTACCTGACGCAATTGGCTGCGTCCTACGGCATCAACCTTAACCAAGTCATGCAGGGTGGTCAGCAGACCGCCCAACCCTCCATCGACCCGATGGTGTATCAGTTGCAAAACGAACTGAACACCGTCCGTGGCGAGGTCATGGGGTGGAAGCAACAGCAGGAGATGGCTGAAAACCAGACCCTGCTAAACGAAATCAACAATTTCTCGATGACGGCTGAACACTTTGAGGAAGCGCGTCCGACGATGATTCAGTTGCTCCAATCTGGGGTGGCTGAAACGCTGGACGATGCTTACGAAAAGGCAATTAGGCTTGATTCGGATTTGTTTGACAAAGTGCAATCGGCCCGACAGGCAGAGGTTTCACAGCGTCAGGCAACAGAGAAGAACCGTGCGGTGAAAATTGCACGGGCTGCTGCGGTCAGCGTCAGAGGTTCCACACCCGGAACTAACACGGCTCCCAAAGCGCATAGTCGCCGCGCAATGTTGGAAGAAGCGTTTGAAGAATCCAACTCGCGGTTGTAACCAACTGATATAGGAGCATTGAAATGGCTTATGCCAATTCCAGTATCAGCGACATTATCGCTACTAACATTCAGAGCCGTAGCGGTGAACTCGCTGACAACGTGACGAACAACAACGCGTTGCTTCGTCGTCTGAAGGAGCGCGGGAACGTCAAGACGTTCTCGGGCGGTAACGTGATTTTGCAAGAAATCATGTACAACGATGCGACCACGAACAACACCAATTCGTACTCCGGGTACGAGGTGTTGAATGTCGGTCAGAACTCGCCCATCTCGGCGGCGCAGTTCAGCATCACGCAGTATGCGTCTGCTGTGTCCATCTCGGGTCTGGAGATGATTCAGAACTCGGGTAAGGAAGCCATCATCGACCTGCTCGACGGTCGTATGGAGGTTGCCGAGGCGCAACTGGCGAACCGCATCAGCGGTGACCTGTACGGTGACGGCACCGGCAACGCGGGTAAGAACCTCACGGGTCTTGCTGCCGCTGTGCCTGATAGCCCGTCAAGCGGCACCTACGGCGGCATCAACCGTCAGGCGTGGCCGTTCTGGCGTTCGGTGGCCTTCTCGGCTACGGGCGACGGCACGGGCGCTGTCACTAGCAGCAACATCCAAGGTTACATGGATGCGGTTGCGGTGCAGTTGATTCGCGGTACCGACAAGCCTGACCTCATCGTTGCCGACAACAACTACTACAAGTTCTACTTGCAGTCGTTGCAGGCTATCCAGCGCATCACGGACTCCGGTTCGGGCATGGCTGGCGCTGGCTTCGCCTCGCTGAAGTATTTCGGCGCTGGCATGGCTTCGGATGTGGTGCTTGACGGTGGTATTGGCTCGTCGTCGTATAACGGCGGTGTCGGTAACGCGAACCACATGTGGTTCCTCAACACCAAGTACCTGATGTTCCGCCCCCACAAGGACAGAAACTTTGTCCCGATTGGCGGCGACCGTCAGGCTGTCAACCAAGACGCTAAACCTACGATTCACTAATGGCGTCTATAAACCCTCTCTGATTGACTTGGAAACCCGGAAGCGGGCAACAGGGGCCAAGCGAAAGCAGGCTGAACGACTAAGTGAGAGGGGGCGAACGAAAAAGGTTCGCCATGCGATAGTCTGAACTGCGGTATAACCAAAGAAGCCGCAGAGGGTGACCCGAAGAGGTTGCCCCGCCATCCGAAAGGGTGGTCAGTAGCCGAAAGGCGAAGTAACAGAATGATTGTGAAACTGATTGGCTGGGCGGGTAACCTTACCTCGTCCGGCCCGCAGTTCTGCGGCGTGTTGATTAACTGATAGGGGATACGAAAATGACTGTTATTGTTAACGGGTTTGCGTACCCTGCTCTCGGTAATACCGACTCGACCGCTGCCATTAATCCCGGCACGGTCGTGACGCTCGATGATGGTGGTTTGGCGGTGTATGTGCAGGCGGCTTCGGCCATCTCGCAGTACAACGCTGTCTGCATCCCTGCAACCAATGTCGTAACCAACGCGACGACGGCGCGTGTTGCTGATACCAAGCGTATCGGCTTCGCGCAGGTGTCGATTGCGTCCGGCTACTACGGCTGGGTGCAGTTGGGCGGCAAGGTGCGGGTGAATGTGTCGGCTTCCTGCCTCCCGGCGGTTGCCCTCTACACCACCAGCACCGAAGGCCGGTTGGATGATGCCACCGTGTCGGGCGCTCTGGTCGCTGGCGTGGTCACGGAAGTGACCGCCTCGGCTACCTCGGCTATGACTGCGGTTGCAGCGTTCACCATGGTTATCCCGGTACCGGCTAACGCTACCCCGTAACCATGCAAAAACTGGAACTCACGGTGCAGGCGGCTGGCAAACCGGAGGAACTCTGTTCCAACATTCGCTCGTCGCTTGCCCGTGGGTTGCCAGAGTTGGCCCCCGCTCTCTGCACCCACGATGGAACATTCGTGTGTGTAGCGAGTGGGTGGTCAATGCCTAGTTTCGTAGAGGACATTCGGGCGCAGCGACAGGCCGGTCGCCCGATTGTCGCTGTAAAGGCCGCACACGACTTCCTGTGCGAGAATGGCATAGAGCCTGACCTGTGGCTTAACCTCGACCCCCGTGACCGCACAAGCGGTATACAGCGCCATAACGCGCACACCACCTACCTCGTTGCCTCCCGCTGCCCCCCGGTCACCTTCGACACGCTGAAAGAGCGCAAGGTCGTCCTGTGGCACTCATGGGCTGAAGGGCCGGAGATGAAGGCGCTGGGCGCTGGCAAGTTAGCGGTCGGCGGCGGCACCACCTCGGGGATGCGTGCCATCAACATCGGGTACCTGCTTGGCTTTCGCAACTTTGTGTTGTACGGGTACGACAGTTGCAATCGGGCTGACGGCATCAAGCGGTTTACCGGCGAGATGACCGGCCCGACGATGGATGTCTATGTGGGCGCAGAAAAGCGCAAGTTCACCTGCAATGCTGCGATGGCGCAGCAGGCAAACGAGTTCCAGATGATTTACTCCGTGATGCCAGAAATCACGGTTGAGGCCAAGGGGCCGGGGTTGATTGCCGCCATCATCGAAGAGCGCCGCAAGATGGCGTTGGCTGCTTGAGATGGCGATACCCTCACGGGTGCTGGGCGCAGGCGTAGACAGCCTCAAGACCGTTTCCATCTGCGGCGACGGCACCAGCACAGCGACCGCTGCCGGAAC